CAGCTAGAAGAAGCTTAAATCTTCTTATGTTGGAGTGGCAGAACCGTGGCCTTAACTTGTGGACTGTAAGGGATGCAACTCAAGCTTTGACTGCTGGCACTAGCGCATATTCTTTAAGTGCAGATGTGTTAGACATAGTGGAAGCATTCGTGAGAACCAATGCAGGAGATACCACAAGCCAGTTCGATCAATCAATGACTAGAATATCGGTCAGTGATTACTCGCAACTATCCAACAAGCTTACCCAAAGCAAGCCCTTGCAATACTACGTTGAAAGAAAACCCACAGGTATCACTATCCATCTCTGGCCCACGCCCGATGATCAGGATACTTATACCTTTGGGTATTACTTCATGCAAAGGATAGAGGACACGGGCAGTCCTGCCTCTAATAACATGGATGTTCCTGCTAGATTTTTACCTTGCTTGGTGGCTGGCCTTGCATATCAGATAAGCATGAAGTTTCCAGACTCCGCACCGAGATCACAATTTCTAAAAGCAGATTACGAGGAGCAGTTTACTCTTGCCGCTGATAGCGACAGAGGAAAGGCTTCGTTGTTCATATCGCCTGGAGGCTATCAGTTTTGAGTAGATTCGCTGAAGGCAAACATGCTTATGGTTTTTGCGATAAGACAGGATTTAGGTACAAGCTTAAAGATCTTGTGCCTGAGATTGTCAATCAAAGACCAACTGGGTTTCTGGTAGGGAAGGACGTTGTTGATCCAGATCAACCTCAATTACAGCTTGGCAAAGTAAAAGTAGATGACCCTAGATCATTAAGAGATCCAAGGCCAGACAGAGCCTTAGATAATAGTAGGCAGTTTTTTGCTTTTGACCCTGTAGGTGGTGGGATTACTCAACTAGGCAGTCGCACTGTGGGATTAGACATTGCGGCAAAATCAGGAACAGTGAAGGTGGTAACAAGCTAATGGCATGGACATTCACAACACTTAAAACTGCAATACAGGATTATTTGGAAACAGACGAGACTACGTTTGTTAACAACCTGCCTACGATAATAAAACAAGCAGAAGACCGAATACTTAAATCGGTGCAGTTGCCTGATTTCAGAAAGAATGTTAATGGGTCAATGTCTGACGGAAACAAATATTTGAAATGCCCAACAGATTTTTTGGCACCTTACTCTTTATCTCTTAGCAACAGCGGTGAAGAGTTTTTAATATTCAAGGATGTAAATTTCATACGGGAGGCTTATCCCGTTGCTACAACGAAAGGCGTTCCTAAATATTATGCTTTATTTGATGCCGAAAACTTTATTTTAGGACCGACACCTAATTCATCTTTTACGGCAGAACTGCATTACTTTTACAAACCAGAGTCGATAACAGCGTCATCTTCAGGAACAAGTTGGTTAGGTACAAATGCAGAAAGCACCTTGCTTTATGGTTCTTTGGTCGAGGCATACACTTTTCTCAAAGGAGAGCCTGACCTAATGCAGATGTATATGGCTAGATACGATCAAGCATTAAATAACTTGAAGTCTCTTGGCGAAGGATACGATACCACAGACAGCTACAGGTCTGGTGCGGTTAGAAAAGCGAGGACGTAATGTTAGAAGTCAGCACATCTCAGGTAGGTAACGTGAGTGTAGTCACTACCCAAAACGAAGGAATATCATTAGATCATTGGGCCGAAAGGGCAACTAACACGATTGTCAGTGTTGGCTCTCAAAGCCATCCTGTCATACAGGAACAAGCAAAAGCCTTTAAAGATCAAGTGTTTCATGTGGTAAGGCACTATATGCAAGAAGCAGTCAATAGCAACAAGACTGACTTAATTGCTGAATGTGAACAAGGCGGCTATCAAGAGATCGCACAAATTTTAAGGAAAATGTAATGGCTATCAGTCAAGCAGTTTGTACCAGTTTCAAGCAAGAACTACTTCAAGGAATACACAATTTTACCAATGGAAGTGGTGGAGGGACTACGACTTCCACAGGATCAGGCAACACGTTTAAGCTGGCTTTGTACACTAGCAGTGCTAGTTTGGGAGCCGCTACGACAGCGTTCACAACAAGCAACGAAGCATCAGGCACTGGTTATAGTTCTGGAGGTTCAGCGTTAACAAACGTAACCCCTACGACATCAAGCACCACTGCTTTGACAGACTTTGCAGACCTGACCTTTTCTAGTAGCTCTATTACAGCTAGAGGAGCAATGATTTACAACTCTTCTAATACAGCAGGATCAGCAGATAGGGCGGTTCTTATCTTAGATTTTGGGGCAGACAAAACTTCTCAGTCTGGCGATTTTACTATTCAATTCCCAACTGCCGATGCGAGTAACGCAATTATTCGGATTGCTTAATGGCTGACCCAAAAAAAGGTACAGGCAAGAAACCGAAAGGTTCTGGACGAAGACTATATACTGACGAAAATCCTAAAGACACGGTAAGCATCAAATACGCCAGTGTTCAGGATGCAAGAGATACAGTAAAGAAAGTAAAAAAAATCAAAAAACCATTTGCTAGAAAAATACAAATATTGACGGTATTAGAGCAAAGGGCAAAAGCGGCTGGGAAAAAACAACAAGCGGCAATAGCTAAAAGAGGAAAAGAAGCTTTGAGAAGAGCGAGATCTAATGTCTGACGTAACCATATTTTTTACTGGCTATAACCAAATAACTCAAGGTTATAACGAAGGCGGTTATAATCAGGATGTAGCTTTTACTGGATTGAGCGTTGGACAGGGAAGTGTTTCTGTTCTCGCAGGAACTATTGTACCTGTCACTGGCAGTGAGCTTACTTCTGGAACCAGCAGTGTCACCGTATCTGCTGGAGATGGCGTTACAGTAAGCGTTACAGGCGCAGAAATGACAGCGTCAACATCAACAATAAATATATGGGAAGAAATAATACCAGGCCAAGATACTGATTGGACTGAGGTTAGCACTTCTCAAACACCAAATTGGACAGAGATAGCGGCATAAATTATGGCATCAACTTTTGTAAATAATTTAAGAGTGGCAGAACCAGCCGATGGTGATAGCGATTGGGGTACTAGCACTAATACCTCTCTTGAGCTTATTGGTGAAGCGTTAGGGTTTGGAACAGAGGCTATTACTACCAACGCTGATACTCATACATCTACAGTAGCAGATGGTTCTTCAGATCAAGCTAGGGCGATGTATTTAAAATATACAGGAACGCTAGACTCAACGTGTACTATCACGATTGGCCCAAACACAATCAAAAGATTTCAGATTATCGAGAATGCAACGTCTGGCTCTCAATCTATTATTATTAGTCAAGGCAGTGGGGCAAATGTCACTATCGCTAATGGTGGAGTAAAGGCCGTATACTTAGATGGGGCTGGCTCTGGTGCGGCAGTGCTTGATGCTTTTGTGGATCTCGATGTCGGAGGCACGTTTACGGTAGGGACAGCGGCTAACGGTGTTTCAATCACAAATGGCGCAATTGACCTTAAAAACTCTGGCGCACAATCCTACATAAGGTTTTACTGTGAATCTTCTAATGCTCACTATGCTGAAGTAAAAGCTCCAGCACATAGTGCGTTTAGCGGCAATGTTACGTTGACCCTACCAGTGACAACAAGCAACTTAGTTGGTGACAGTGCTACACAGACTTTAACTAACAAAACAATCAACGCATCTAATAACACACTGTCTAATATACCCATGTCGGCTACATCTTTTTCTGCTGGCACAGGGGTCACTCTTAGCACTAACACGTTAAACGTAGATGCGGCACAAACAGGTATAACATCGTTGCTTGCCACTGACATAAAAATAGGTGAGGACGATGAGACCAAAATTGACTTTGAAACAGCAGATACTATTAACTTTTATGCTGGTAATGAAAAGCAATTAATTTTAACCGATGGAGCTTTGACACCAGGGACTAACGCAATACTAGATTTAGGCACAGATGCGTTAGAGTTTAAGGATGCATTTTTTGACGGAACAGTTGAAGCAGATGCTATTTCAATAGCTGGGACAGCCATATCAGCTACTGCCGCAGAGATAAATAAGCTAGACGGTGTAACAGCTACCACAGCAGAAATAAATTATCTTGATATAACTACGCTTGGAACGACAGAAGCCAGCAAGGTAGTTACCGCAGATGCTAACGGTGTGGTGAAGTTTGACAACGGTATTCAGGAAGAATCAACGGCTATTACATCTAGCTCAAATGCGGCTACTCTAAACCTCAGAGATGGCACAGTGTTTACTCACACGCTCAGTGAGAATGTCACCTATACATTTAGCAACCCTGCCGCTTCTGGATACGCTTCTGGATTTACGTTGAAGGTTACACAAGACTCGTCAGCAAGAACCATTACTTGGCCTGGCTCGGTAGATTGGGCAGGAGGTACAGCACCTACACTCAGCACTGGATCGGGTGATGTTGATGTATTTGTATTTCTGACTGTTGATGGTGGGACTACCTATTATGGATTTACCGCAGGTCAGGATCTGAGCTAATGGCTTTTCTCGCTCAAAAACTTATCTCTGCCTCTGGTGGCGCACAGGAAGAAACAGATGATTCATTTAACCTTGTAACATCCCTATACCATTTCGACGGCTCAAACGGGGCGCAGAACAATACACTTCTTGATAGC